GTGTTAGGGACAGTGTTGGGGACAGTGTTTGGGACAGTGTTAGGGACAGTGTTTGGGACAGTGTTAGGGCCAGTGTTTGGGCCAGTGTTAGGGACAGTGTTTATGGTCAACACGACGCTAATTGGCTCGCATTTTATATGTTTTTTTTCAATCAAGGTTTGAAAACAGAAACTAAATCATTAGCGGGTTTATGGGAATTGTGTAAATCTGCGGGTTGGGCTCTGCCTTATGAAAACTATTGTTTTGTGTCAGAGCGCCCAAAAACATTAAAGCTAGACGATCGAGGGCTGCTACACTGCGAAGATGGAATGGCTCTTGAATATCCAGATGGGTTTGGTATTTATTCCTGGCATGGCACGCGGTTTCCCGCTGAGTGGATTGAAACGCCACCAACTGCTATTGAAGCGCTCCAATGGGATAATTCAGAAGAGCGGCGGGTTGCTTCAGAGATGATAGGTTGGGACAAAATCCTTGAACAATGTGGCGGGGAGGTTATAGATAGCGATAGCGATAAATATATCGGTGATCTAATTCGTGTTTCCCATCCCGCGATTGGTGACGGTGAAAAGTTTATCAGAGCAACGTGTGGAACAGGCAGAACATTTGCCATTCCTGTACCCACACATTGCACCACGGCACTACAGGCACAATCAATAATTCAGGGCCTCCCTGAACAAATATTAAAAACACTAACAGTCAGAACATAGGAGTTTATTATGACTAACATTTACCCATTTACAGACAAAGACGGTACGGTTTATTTATCTGCACCGAAGGCCCAAGGGGACTTGACCTACATTGAGGTTGAAAATATTCCTTCAGGGCTCACATCCATTTCACCAGAAGCCGGTGTTCACATCCTAGCACATAGTGAAACTGGGCATCACCATGTTTTAGACCGCGTTGATAGTGTGCAGCGTTACCAAGACGTTGAAAGTGAAGTGACCACCTTCCTGAAAGTTGTGGGTGATGCGGTTAAACTTAAGCACTTGCGTAGCCACGATACTCACGGTGAACACGTCATTCCTGCCGGGAATTACAAAGTTACAAATGGTGTGCAATACACACCAGAAGGTATGCGTAGAGTAGTGGATTAACATGAAAGCTTTATCAATAAATCAACCGTATGGGTGGCTTATTGCTGAAAACCTTAAGAATATTGAAAACAGGGATTGGAACACTAAGTTTCGTGGGGATTTTCTGATACACGTTGGTCTGAAGGTGGCATTTGATGATGTGGCTTGGTGCGAACGGATTGTTGGACGGATTACCCCCCGCACTTTTAAAACTGGTGGCATAATAGCAAAAGCTACTCTTGTTGATGTGGTTACTGAAAGTTCCTCCCCGTGGTTTGTTGGGCGGTATGGGTTTGTTTTGGAGAACATAGAACGTATCCCATTTCGTCCATGCAAAGGCCAGTTAGGGTTTTTCACTCCGGATTATTCCAGTGTATATGCAAGGGATAAGCCAAAGCCCATCACGTCAACGGGAAGTTTATTATGACCCATAGTATCAAAAGCCCCAAGAACTCGCTTACCAAGCATCCTGCGGGCTCTAAGGGCACATCTAAGGCCAATAGAGAGCGCACACTGAGAGAGCTATTCATACACGGGTTCATAGAAGGATATGAGCAAGCCACTGGCAAGGTCCCGGCACACTACGCAATATCAGCAAGGTTCCGTATTGATAACGAAGAGACGAAGAAAATCATCCGGCGCCTGAAAACAATGGGGTTTCTCAAAGTAAAGCGTGGGTTTCCAGGGTACGACATAAGAGACAGGCGGGTAAAGCTTGTCCCGTTAATCGTTGATTGGTCGGAAGCTTTGCAAGATAAGTATTGGACCGTGGTGTGAAGTTTGGCTCGGCCAGAGAGTTGAAGAAGAAGCTAATAGAGGATTAAACAAAGGAGAGTAAAATGACAATGCACAGACTGAAAAAACACAAGTGGCAGAAAAAAGAATTGTATGAGCAAATGGCAAAAATTTGGGGAAATATGTTTGCTCGTATGGAGCCACATTTAGGGGATATATTCAACGCAGGCTATCAGGCCGCCAAGCAAGAAAGCCCTTGGGTTCATATAGATGCCGCCATCGTGGAAACATGGAAAGACGGGCGGCAAGTTGATATTATTGTTGCGACTATAGATGGTGGGTTTCGTAACCCTGACTATGTTTGGTGGGAACTAGAACAATGTTGGGCTAAAAGAGAGGTGTATGGCAGCATGAGAAAGCTACACGAATTTCCTGATACGGACCCCGCAGGGTTTGTAAGAGTAACGCACGCCATGCTTCCAATTATTCCACCAAAAGACACATAGATGAACGGCGTTGACCGTGAAGGTAACTTCTTAGGGTCATGTGCCAGGTGCAGACACCGTACGGCTACACATGAAGGCAAAGCGCCATGTGATCACATGCAAGGTCGCGGTATAGCCCAAGACGATACATGGTCTGAAAGCGCGCCGTATAACAATCTCCCAAATATAAACATCAAACAAATATCTACATATGCTGACGAGACGTGTCGGTATTTCTCCTGTAAGCCGAGCGCCTCTAAGCCACGTACAGAAGCAAAGTGGATAAATGGATGGTTGGTCTGTAAAACTCTCTAATCCGCACCCAAAACAATCCTCTCCACTCTCAAGCGCTATTGACGCGCAACATAATCCCGTCTACCCCGTTTACATGGAAGCCGTCATACAACGTATAGAAAGTGACATGGATCTCATAGAGTTCCTTGGTCGTATTCGTACTGACCGCAAAATCATACAAGCTGAGGCCGAACACGACGTTGGGCTCACTCATGGGCATCTCGGCAAAATAGAGAATGGAGATAAGTCATGGGGGAAGAGAGTTTTCAGAATGTCGCCAACCTTAGTTTGGCTATTGGAATACTTCGGGTTGTGCCTGGTGATAGTGGACAAGGAAACGGCACGGAGACTATCCGGTTCCCACGTCCGTCAACATCTCCGGGAACATACGGACAAAGAGACACAGATACAGCACAGAAACGCACAAAGTATTCTTCTGAGATTGAAGCGAAGGCCAAAAGAGCCGCCTATCGCGGAGTACATGTAGCTTTAGAGAATTTACGTCTGGCAGCCAAGGCCGCTCTGGAGCAGGTAGAGGCCGCAAAGCGATTTGGGGTTTGTCATAAAGATGTAACAAATGCAATGCGCCTAGAACACACTGATTGGGATAAATACATTCCTGACATGCAGATTGCTTCGGAATTATTAGAAGCGACCGGCGCCCGAACCTCTCTCGACATGCTTGTATTGGTAGATGAACCGATTGGATCCATTCAAGATAAATATAAAGATGCCTTGCAGCAAGGCTATTTCGATAAGGTCATTGGTAAGAAGATTGAAGATGGCGCCTACCTCCCCGGCTCTCCGCTCTATGACAGTTACATTCAAGGCCATAAGAAAGCCAGTAAAGACATAAAGCGGGATGAAAAGGGATGGAAGGTATTGGATTAATTTGGCCCTGTATAAAAACCTTGCACAAAATGTAGGTCTAATCCAGAACGATCGAGAAAAAACCTAGTGTGGACAGACGTTTCATATGGGCCAGCAGTCGGATCAAAGGTCCAATCCCGTGTATCAACATGAACTTTAATACGTTTTCTTGCTTTTTTATATACTCCCGCCTTGCGAGCGGGCATTTCCTTTGGTCCCATATTTTGCATTTTATTCACTCCATCCTTCCGGCCTATACCCATCAAGATATGCCTGTATAAGCCCTATAGCGGGCGGTGATAGCCTTCTTCGTCCTTTAGCTATGTCCATGCTCTTTTGCTGTGCATTGCCTTCAAAGCCAAGGATTTCGCCCATAGTTGAATGTGAGAAGTCCAAGGTGTTCATAGCGTTTGTGTATGTTTCCGCGATTAGTTCACGTTCACTATCTGCAATGCCATAATCCCATTCGCCGTCTTTGCGAGTAAGCGACTTGTGCGCTGTCCAAGGCCCCTTTGTAAACTTTTCAACTGACATTATGCTCTCCCTTAGTAACTTCTGCCATAAACTCAGCCTTATACAGTGTTGCAATCCGGCTTATCATTCCTCTGGCGGTTTCTTCGTCCACCTCTGCGTCTATCCTCGCAAGCCGCCCGGCTCGCTTAATGACACTCATTGCGCAAAATAGCATGGACTGATATATAAACTCAGGCTTACCGATTAAGGCTCTGGTTTCCGCGCTACACATATTGTAAATACTCCGTGCGGCCCGCCTGTCACAATTTTTGGCAACAATAATTTGGTCTTTCATCATGCCCTGGTCCCTGCTCGGCCGATTTGGGGTTTGTCCCGGCGCCTGCCCTGCTTCATCTACTGCGGCTGTAAGATCTGCGATAACTACGTCTATCATTTCGTCTTGTCCTCCGTCTTGATATTGTAAGAGGTCTTCGCGGGCCTGATTGATTGCTTCTTTTAGTTGTTTGTCTAGGGTGTCCATTTTGGGTCCTCCAAGTTGCGCTTAAGTTTTGTTAGTTGATTGTGTTCATCAATAAGCATTTGTAAAAGTTCTCTGTCTATTGCCACTACTTCCCCACCGGCAAGTATTGTAATGTGTCCGTGTTTGTCACGCTGCAATGCGGGTTTTGCATAGCTTGTTCTTGGCTGCTTCATTGGTCTTTCTCCTGTTTTAGATTGATAAGTTTGCCAGCTAACCCGCTGTTGCGTAGTGCCAGCACATTGTTTTCCCCGTAGGCAATAAGGCAAGATGGCGCATTGGCTGCGGCTCCCGCTGTTCCGTCCGGCCTATGAAACTTAAGCCTTCCTTTAAAGAATAAGATTGCATCTGCATCATAGAAAACATGTTCGTGAAACATTTTGGTTTCTGTTCGTGCAAAAACAAGGGCAATGCCCCGGTGTTGTGCGTGCATCTGACGGGCTCTCCGCTCGCGGTATCTACTGCGGTGCATACGTTATCGTTTGCGATTTGGGGTTTGTTGGTCATTTCGTAAAACCCGTCATTATCGCCTACACCTTTAGCTTTAATTCGTTTCATGGTTTTACACCGTAGTATTCTAGCTGCATTTCAAGCCGGGTCTTATATACAAACCCAGTATGCAAATTTCTACTTTTATGTATATACATGGTTTTGGGGTCATATATAAAAACGGCTGTATCTATGATCTTCGATGGCAACATACTAAACATTACCGCCTTCACGGTTTTTAATTTGGTGTCGCCTCTAAAAAGGTAGTTAAACTCAATCATAATATCCTCCTATACTTTCTCAATATGTCCTAAAAACGTAGCTATGTAGGTACGATCAAAGACGCCTTTGTCTGCCAGTTTGGTTTCTGCTGCTTCTCTTGCGTCTGGCTTTGTGTATCCCCTGACGTGCATTAATTCCGGTACGATCAAGCCATTGTTACCTGGCCGGCTATATATAACCGTCATTTTGTGCGGTTTTTTTGCGAATGCCATTATATCAATATCCCTTCTATGTGCTCGTAGCTGTCCATCCAGCGCCCTTGGGTAAGTCTCCCGTCCTGCATCAACCGTACCCCGGCTGCTAGGCTCCCTGTAGGGTGTCGTAGGGCGTCTTTCATCACCCTATGCACTGTTCTTTCGGTTTTTTCTCCGCTCTCTAGGGCACATTCAAAGTTTCTGCTGAAATTGCATGGCGTTCTTCCCGCTCTCCCGAACCTTTGTAGGCTTTCTTTTACTAATTTATAATCTGACATTTTATTTGCTCCTTAAAAGCGATTTGGGGTTTGTCCCCGGTTAATAAAATTCTTACTGGCGTGATAAAACGGTCAAAACGGGTGTCCGTTCTAAGCCTTCCTGAGAGCGTTTAGGGTTCGCGGCCTTATACTGGCCTATAATATCCCCTTAACGCTCTCCTTGTGTGTCCTGTTGGCTCTCACCATTCAATAAACCCTACTTTGTTCCCGTTTATGTCCCGTAGTGGGTAGCGTTCTGGCTTTTCGTCCTCGTCGGGTCCGTCTGTTGGTAAGTTTTGGATTGCTTGTGCAATAATGCGCTTACATTCTTCCGCGTGGTTTCCGTCGTCAAATGCTGCGTTGCCTGTTTCTATTTCAATCTTCATGGTCTTGGCTCCTGTTGGTGGGTTTAATATTATCTTACGTCTGAAAACACAAATCCACCGTGGATAGGTTTCACTTGGTTATGCTCCATAAGTTTGCCGTTTTGGAAAACCTGTGTCCCTTTCACTTCGATTTTTTTGGCGTCCGTGCACCAATAGTTCGCAATTTGGGTTTTGATCCCGTCAATGGTTGGGTGGGTCGATAGTCTGGTCGTGCTGCTTGCTCCTGCTCTGATCTGGTGAATTGGTTTATAAAGTTTTCTTGTGCTTCATCCTGCGTGTAGTCGTAGTATTGGCGGGTTTCTAGGTGTTCGCCTATAACGGCGCTTACTATCCATTGACCGTATTTTCCGCGTTCAATAGTTAAGTCTTCCGCTATTTCCTTGCGCTTGATTTCCAGTAAAAACTTGTAGTGTTGGTCCGGTGTGTAGTGCCCTGCGTAAAATAGGGTTTCTAACTGGTCGCGGTTCATTTCTTCTATGGCGTCCATTTTATAGGCTCCTTGTCTCTGGTTGGTTATAGCCTGTCCTGTACCAGTCTGCCCATGCGCTCCTTGTTGTGGCTCCGTGGCGTTCTGGTGCGCTCTCAAGGCCGTTCTGCTTGTCGGCGTGTCCTGCGCGCCCTGCGGTTCGGCGTCCTAGTGCTTCAAGCGTTATGCACTTGCGTACGCCTGTTTTCATGTAGTGTTCTATGTCAGTGTCTGTCCCATTGTCTTGATCTCCTATGGTGGTTTAAGTTTCGTAAATTCTGCCGTTAACAAAAGAAAAATGACTGAATATAAATTCCTTTAGTTCTGCAAAACCTGCGTCCCGTGGCCCGTCTATGTGCGCCCATGATAGCCTTGTGGGTTTAAACCGTATTCCAAGGCTCCGCGCCTTGTAACTTCTGGCGTTGGCTCTGTTGGTGTATGTGTGACACATTCCCAAATCTATTTCGTAGCCCATGCTGTCAATTTTCGCCTTGTATTCGCTCCAAGGGATTTCCTGCATTCCTGTGGCTATCATGTGCGCCCGCTCCGCCTGTGTGCTTTCATTTATCATTGTCTCCGCTCCTATTCTTTTCTGATTGTTAGCATTAGCGTTTCTACGCCTGTTCCGCTCTCTTTAAAGCTTCCGCTAGGTAGTTTCTCCACGTCATAAGCTCGGCGCACATGGTCGCAATCTTGCCCACGTTCAAAAGGTGGGTTCATGACAACACGGTCAAAATCCATTAAAGGGGCTGCTATTTCATCGAATGATTGGTGCGCTACTTCAAAACCCTTTAGTCGTAGCAAGTCACAAAGTCCGCTATTTTGTTCTATGCAAGTGACTTGCGCGCCTCGTTCCCGCACTGCTCCGGCTATCTGTCCACATCCGGCGCTTGGTTCAAGTACCGTGTGACCTTCTTCGAGCCCTACGGCGTCCAGCATTTTTCCCACTATCCCGGCGGGTGTTGGGAAATAGCTTTCAATCTGGCTATTAGATATTTTCATTTGTGCCGCCCGCTTCCAATACTTTGGACAAGGCTTTATGTATCATTTCCCCGCCAAACTCTTCGTATGTGTCATAGATTGGTAAGCCGTTGGCGGCGTGATCTTCTGAACCTTTAAACCATATCCCGGTCGCGTCTGTTCCGTCAAAGTCACCATATGGCACTGGCCTTGCTTCTGGCACTGCCTTGGTAATTGCGTCTATCATTTGTGTTTCGGTTAATGTGGTCACTTTGTAGGCTCCTTTTGAGGTGCGCCATGATTGGCGTCTTCATGCAGTCTATGCGCTTTATTAGCGTATAAGTCAAATTTATAATGTAAATAAAAGCACAAATAAGCCCTATTTCACCATATATCTTTACATTTCACCCGGAACCAGGCTATTACCAAAAAACATTTTATAGATAGGTGCGATATCATGGCTAAAGCTAAACTTCTTTCACTCGGCGAACAAAAGAAACTCTCTAACGACCTGATAGTCGCAAATAAACAAATAGCCCATTACCAAGAATTACTCGCAGCGGATCATCCAAAAGAGATCCTTAACTCTATACCTATAACACTAGAACAATACTCTCCCTCTCTCTGTGACAAAGTGCTGGCCCTAGGTCACGTGGGGTTCTCTCCTGCGTCGATCATGGCGCAAACGGGTATCACCAAAGACAATTGGCATTTGTGGAAAAAAACACATTCTGAGTTCAATACTGCCGTCTCACGGGCGCTTACTCTATCTAGGGCTCACTGGCATAACCGTTCAAGAGTGGCTATGAATGAGAACAATTGGCAATTTCAAACTGACAAAGTAGAGCGGATGCTTGCAACGCAATTTGTCGACGATGATGATGGATTGGTAGATTATGGGGACGCTTCCACGCTCGTATTATTGGACATTTCAGCCAAAAAGAGCAAGAAACTCTCTAAATAGCCCTGTTTCGGGCAAATACTCAAAATATAAAAGCGTGTATTAACAGGCGCTTAGTCAACTATTGCCACCGCTGGGATAACTTGCACCATATAGCTATGATATGCCCGCTTGTGGCCTGTATCTCTAGCCCTGCGATTTGGGAGCGGCGGAGTACAGACACGCGCCCTCACGCATCACATGCACATTATATAGGGTACTATAAACAGATAATAGCGATTTGGGGCCGCGCCCCTCCTCTTATGATAAACTACCGTAAGGACAATAACACTACTCTTATCTAAATCCTATAGGTGAACCCCTTCCGGAAATTACCAATCAACAGATTACACTATAAGCATTTCCCTCAAATTATTTTTGTATTTTTAGTTTTTTTTTAGAAATAAGTTTAGTTACTTTTGTGTCTTTTTGTAATTTTGTGTTTTTGCGGCTTATGGTAATTGGGAGGGATATAGTTCCGAGTTTGTGAAAATTGGGTTGTTACTGCTGGAAAAAATTTGATTGCGCGGGTTGATGTTTTATTGTTATGGGTGTTTTGCCTGCTGGACTAGCATTGGATTAGTTGCGGGCGTTCGGGCATTCCGCCCAGTTGTCTTGGCGTTCCATATCGTATGTGGATTAAGGGGTGTTGATGTTCATTCCCGCCAAGGCTTTACATTTCCTTCATTTATGCTATTTGTTTTTGGCAGCGGAGTTATCACCGCGCTACTGTGTTGATTAACTGTCAACGATAACGATGCTTCGAGCATCACAATGACAATTGCCGCTTAGGTGAATGTCGGGGAGGCCGGATGCCTAGCAACAGAAGTTCCGGCACTTATATTACAGAACACTCATAAAATTGAGTTGTGCGAGGTGACGCTATTCACCATTCAAAGGTAAAATCCAATGAAAACTCTAGGAAATACGGACACAGACACCGTTACAAAAAATGTCTCTGATGTTAAGTTTTGGGGCGATGGCTCCATGTTTAAATTACTTAGCAAGGCGTCTTCTCAAAAAGAAGGCTGGATGAAGTCAACCAAGGCAATGGAAATTGAGGGTGTTGGCTGTGTCGTTCAAATAACTACGCAACAGCGTAATAACGATTTAAACGATGTGGTAGCTGAAGCTGTTACCTTTGTGCCTGGTGTACGCATTCAAGAGGCTAAGGATCATGACGGGGTTCAAGCCCGCAAGCTTGTAGCAATTTAACAAAATAAGCGGGCTAGCATAAAACACTGGCCCGCTTTACATTCTTCCTGATTTATGTTTATATTTTTGAGCGCCCGGGGTTCCTGATAGCCTTTTTTGACCTGAGCGGCGCGGGAAGATGGCTCACCCGCCGTAATTAAAACAAAATATGGAGATTATAATGGAAAGTGTTGATACTAATTTTGTGGCTGTGAGGCTTCGGTGTTTGGAATTGGCTGGTGGCGATCTTCAGGTTGCTATCCAACTTGCAGAGTTTGCTTTAACGGGAGAGTACGCCGACCCTATTCTTTGCGGCGCCCTCCATTCCGGTGATTTTGCGAAGACGGCATAATGAGAACGGCTGAAGATAAGATATTCCGGATGGGTTGGCAGTTTGGTTTTGGTTTTGGTTTTGGTTTTGGTTTTGGTTTTGGTTTTGGTTTTGGGTGTGGGTGCCTGGCCATTGGTATATTGTCAGCAGCTATGGACTATTTCTAATGCCTGTAATTGACCTTCCTGCAAATGGGAAGAATGATGATAGGGATATTGCTGGTGATCTACGGATATTGGCTGACCAGTATGAAGCCGGACAAATTACAGACTTTGTTGTGGCGTATCTTGATGAAGGTGATATTCAAACCATTGTGTCTGTAGAGAAGGGTTTGACTGCGGGAGCTCTGTTTAGTTTTGGCGCCGCTGAGGCTTACAAAAACATTTCAGGTGATTGACTTAGCGCTTTGAATGCGTATTACAGATTTAGGTGTTTCCTCCGAAATACCATTCCAGAAGGTTTTGACCCCATTATTTCCTTCTGAAGCCTTTGCCCCGGTTGCTCTCAAACGCAATCGGGGTTCTTTTTGACATTTGCTCTTTGGTGTGCCTATAGACGTGAATGGAAAATACATTTGATTTAGTTTTTTTGGTTCTTCTTTTGAGTTGGTGGGGTGGATGTTGGCTCTATTTCACTTACTATGAGTAGAATTTGGGGGCTAGGACACGCTCCTACGCTTCAGAAGGCTTTGTTGTCCTCTGTGCCTGTAAAGGTTGTCCAGGGGCCTGTAGAGAGCGGTAAGACGGTGTGGGGCTGCTTGGAGATGTATAAGCAAGCGTGTTTGATGCCAAGAGGTCTGGATGGCATAAGGCGCTCTCGCTTCATTGTTACCCGAACAACTGATCAGGAACTTAAACGGGGGATAATGCGGACATGGCAAACAATCTTCCCCAAAGAGATATATGGCTCTCCTGTTGGCAAAATGCCGGCTATTCACACTTTACGGTTTCTTGACGTTGAGATGGAGGTGGAGTTTTTCGCGTTTGAAGATGATAGTGATGCGTCTTTACGGAAACTGCGGTCGACCGAGTACACAAGTGCCTATGTCAATGAGGGACAATATTGTACGCTAAAATTCTTCCTTGCTGTGCGCCAAAGAACGGGAAGATACCCTGCTGAAGTTGATAATCCGTCGTATGACAGAGAAAAACGTATCCATATGGACATGAATGCGCCGCCGGTAAACGACCATTGGGTTTCTTATATGCGTGGTGACATTCCATTTCCCGCTGATTGGACCTTTGATGAAAAGAGGAAACATAATAAGCCGGATGATTGGGAGTTTTTCGTGCAGCCGCCTGCTGTTCGTGCTATATATAACGATAATGGTGATATTACAGATTTTGAAATTAACCCCGAAATAGAGAATTTGCCTTATCAGAAGAAGAAGACGATACTGGATATGACCAAAACCGGCGACATTGACGATATTAAACGCGACCTGATGAATTTAACGGTGCAGGTGAAGCGCGGGAAGCCTCGCTACCCTAAGTTCAAAAGAGATTGGAATGTCTCCTCAGCACGCTTAGAGCCGGTCACAGACGTTGTTCCTATCATTGGGTATGACCCCGGCTTCAACGGAGCGGCAACCTTCTGGCAACAGGTGAATGGCCAGTGGCGGGGGTTTGATGAAATCATCTGTAGGGACAATCCTGACCTTAATTCTGCTGAGAAGGTCGGTAAGAAAATGCTTTATATACTTTCGACAAGATTTCCGTGGTATAGAGAGACTGGTGTAGTGTGTTGGGGAGATCCGTTCGGGAGCGTTGCCCATACGTCTGAAGAAGACACATACTATAAAATTATTGGTGAACTGGGCCTCGAATTTGACAGTCCAGAGCCAAAAGACAGCCCGAGCCTCCGGATGCAGATTGGGACCAAACTCGTCTCAGCAAGCGAACAGGCCACTCCTAGACTACTTCTGTGCCGAGAGCGTATGCCGTTCTTTATTGATGGCATGGACGGGGGCGCTGTGATGAAGCAAACTCGGCGGTCTGGCACAAATGTTACGCATAATGTCCTAGATAAGCTCTCAAAATATGCTGACGTGGTGGAAAGTGCTGAATATGCTTGGTGGGGCGGTGGAGAGGATCATAAGATTGTTGAAAACCCTGCAATGGCCACTGTGACAAACCATGTTCCCCAAGGTCGAGCAAATATCTTTACAAAGCGGGCTTCAATGTTTATGCGTCGTAGGTAATGGATAATAACCAAGAATATGAAAGCCTGGTAACGCCGTCCTACTGGCACGTCGTTTTCGTAGGTAGGCCCTTCCGTCACTGGTTTGATATTTTCTCTCCGTCGTGGGCTCGTCACGTTTTCGCATATGCCTATCTGTTGAAGTACGATAAGTGGGTTATTGTAGATCCTCTCCACAACAAAACCGCCATTATGATGCTTGATAATCCTGACATGGACGCCTACCTGGACACAATTGAAGCCGTCGGTACAAAGATTTATACTGTTGCTGCTGAAGAAGGCTCGGTTTACTCTGGCCGGCTGCTACAAACATGCTCAAGTGTTGTCCTACGCATCATTGGGCTTAAGGGCAGTGCGTGTACTCCGAGGGGTTTAATCAAGATTTTAGAGCGAAATAACGCCAAAGTTAGGACGATTAAGCCATGAGTTTCAAAGTAAAACCCCCTGTAGAAGATCCGGAAACAAAAGCCAGACGTGAGTTGGCTGAAAAGCGCGCTGAGACAGGTCGGTTGGAAGAAGCGGGTACTAAAGCTGCACAAGATACCCGACAAATTGTGCGTCAATTTGGGCGCTTAGGCGGCCCATCTTCGGCCGCACAGTCTCTTGTTCCGCCTAATTTATCCGGCCTTTTTCAAACTTCCGGTATTTCGTCTGCGTTTTCAGGTGGGCGTAATCCTCTAAACACAAGTTTGGCTCTTAACTAATGCCCGAACCGACAAACAAGCATGAGCGTGATACCGCTTACCTCGGTAGAATTGCGCTTGCTCGGCAAGACAGAGACAAACATGTTGATAGAATTAACGAATTTTACGGATTTGTAGAGCCTACCCGTCAAAAAGTAGGAACCACCAAGCGTGCTGATCAATCAAATGATGATCAGGGTGATATAATGGACAATACCTTACAGGAAGAAGTGCTTGATTTTGCCGCTGTGCAGTCTGATTTCTTCGTGCCTCAGTATAAAGAATGGGTAAAAGCCAAGCTTATGACAGAATTTGGCTCCTCTACTGATGCCCAACAAGGTATTGATGCGCTTAAAGCTTATGAGAAACGACTATATGAACTGATACGCGGTACGGATTTCTATGAAATGGCTCAAGAGTTGTTCGTAGACCTCGCTGGTGGAGCAATGGGCATTTCCATTCCGCTTGTCCAAAGTATAAAGAAGCCTATCCGTACCTATCCTGTTTTAATGAATGCTCTTTTAATGGAGCGCGGGCCAAGTAACGACCTCGATGGCCGCTGGTTTGAATGCGAGATGCAAAAGCAACACATCACGCGGATTTTTGGTGATAAGGCAAATTACAGTGAAATAACACGCTGGCAACAAGCCAAGCCTACTGACATGTTCAACGTTGTCCAGGGCAACACCCGTAATTGGGAAAAGGATGGCATGAACTGGGTCTGGACGGTTGTTGTCGATAACAAGATTACTTTACAAACTGATAGCGATAGCCAGCCCGCTACGGTTATTGCTACTCGGTGGCGTGTATCTCCACCTTCGGCTTGGGGTCCTGGGCCTGCTGAAGTGGCTATGCCAGCCGCTAGAACGCTCGACGAGTTAGCTTACCAACATTTACGGGGCTTGGCCTACGATACGAACCCGCCGCTCACCTACGAGCATGACGGGCTTCAGAATTTTGATGAAGGCATAGTTCCCGGGGGGACATATCCACGTAAGAAGAACACCAAACCGCCAACACAGTTTCTCAGAAATCAACAAGGCGCGGGTTTCTTTGATAAAGAGGAATTGGTTAAGAAAGTTAAACGGGCTCTCCATACGGATGTACCTGAACAACTTGGTAAAACTCCGCCTACGACTGTGCAATGGCTTGATGAAAAGGCTGAAAAGCAACGTCGTCAACAGTCACGTATGCGTATTTATAGAGAATTTGTACTGCCTGTGCTGCAAAGATTTGCCTATGTTTTTGCAAAACGCGGGCAACTTCCTCCTGTTAAAATTGGTGAGGAGGTTATCGAAGTTGAATTTGTATCTCCGTTGTCAAAAGCAAGTGATGCTCAAGAAGTTACAGTTGCGATCCAGTTGGCCCAAACCTTTGTTTCTGTGTGGGGCGAAACCGCCCTTGCATCAATGGATGCGTTTGCAACAATGGAAAATATGAAAACAAAACTTGACGACAATACGTTGGTTATTATAAAACCTGACGAGCAACAGGAACTCATTAAAGAGGCTCTTGGACAAGGTAGGAATATAGTCGATGGGTAAGAGAGTTGGACCCCAAAACAAGTTTTCTGACATTCGCACAGTTGTCAAAGCCACTACCGATGAAACAAATTTACTTGCACATTCAGCATTTTTCAATATAGCGGAAACCAAGGATGGTGCCAGGATCCGTGAATGGTTGTCCAGAATGTCGTTTGAAGAATGCTCGTCTTATGAGCGTGACGACATGATAGCAAACCAAGTACGGCGCAGAGTAGCATCTGAAATTTTAGATATGATGGATGCTCCTTATGACCGAACCAGTAACCCCGACACCAACACCGGCTCCTAGTGCCGCCCCAACACCAACTGCGGCGCCTGCCGTTACCCCGCAAGCCCCGGATCCTAACGCGCCGCCCGCACCGGCTCCTGCCACAGATCCCGCGCCTGCCACACCAGCCCCGGTAGAGCCTGCCGCTGTTCCTCCAAACTCATTGGCTCCTCAGCCTCCTAAAGTAGAAGCGCCGGAGTTTGTTGCTGCTGACTACAAGATTGAAGTAGACCCCGCTCTTGGTATTAAAGACGAAGAAGGTAATCCATTTACCTTTGCAGATGGCGACCCCTTCGTCACAAGTTTTCAGGACATTTTAACAAAACATCAAGCAAAGCCCGAAATGGTGCAAGACTTGATTAATTTGCAAATGAATATGCAAAAAGAAACTGCTGAAGCTGGAACAACCGCTAATAAAGAGCGTGCTGAAACCACCAGAACCGCCGAACTCGCTAAGTTGGAAACTAAAGGCGAAGACGGAAAAACCATTACAGCAGAGACACGAATAGAGGCTCTTATGGGTTCTATTGATAGTGTTTTGGGGGATGGTGCGTCCACAAAGCTAGCCCCTGCACTCACAAATGCAGTCATTGTTGAACTGGTCGAACAGTTGCTTGTAAAAAGTACCGCAAACGGATTTGGTACAGGGAATAATCCCGCAACAGGTGATAGACCGCCCGAAAATATTTTGTACGGAGACGACTAAATGTCCTTGCTAGCTGCCAATTATTCCACTCTTTTAGATTGGGCGAATAAAACCGATCCCAAGGGCGCTCCTGCCATGATTATCGAGATGCTTTCTCAAAACAACGAGATCATGGACGATATTCCATATATTGAAGGCAACTTACCGACGGGACATAGACATACCGTGCGTACAGGTCTTCCTTCCGGTACATGGCGTAAACTTTACCAAGGCGTCCAGCCAACCAAGTCTACTACCGCTCAAGTTACCGACACAATCGGTATGCTAGAAGCGTACTCCGAGCCTGACAAGGCCGAGGCGGACCTAAACGGCAACACCAAAGCATTCCGCATGGATGAAGCCACCGCTCATATGGAAGGCATGGGGCAACAACTTGCTTCCGCGTTCTTCTACTCTGACGAGAGCGTCAATCCTGAACAATTTACCGGGCTTGCTCCCCGCTTCAATGATTTGTCTGCATCTAATGCGGATAATATCATTGATGCTGGCGGCACCGGCTCAGATAACACATCAATCTGGTTGATCGGTTGGGGTAAGAAAAAAGTCCACGGCATCTTCCCTAAAGGCCAATCTGCCAATGCGGGTATTAGCCACGAAGACCTTGGCCAGCAAACTGTCCAATTATCTGACAATTCCAGATATGAAGCATATCGTGATCACTTCAAGTTCTCTGGCGGCTTTGCTGTCCCTGATTGGCGCTATGTTGTGCGGATCTGTAACATTGATGTGTCTGATCTAACCAAAGATGCGGCAACTGGTGCTGACTTGTTTAACTTGCTCGCTCAAGCGTTGGAAACCATCCATTCTCTTGATGGCAATGCCAAGTTCTACGGCAACCGGACTATCTCTTCATTCTTGCGCCAGCAACAAATTGAAGTGAACAACGTCCGTATTCGTATGGCTGAGGCCGCTGGTAAGCGTGTAATGACAATTGATGATACACCATTCCGTCGTGTTGATGCCATTGTGAACACTGAAGCGCGTGTTACTTAATTTTTGAACCCCGTCTTATATAAGGAAAAAAGACATGCTATTGAACTTAAACGAAGAACTTTCCACTGCACAGGTTGTCACAACAACTGCGGTAAGTGAAAATACCATTGACCTTGGCGCAGCGGGGCTTCCGGTAGGCAATGCACAACCGAATTTGCAAATTGCATTCCGAGTGGGCTTAGTGTTCGCAGGGGGTACTTCAATTGCTCTTGAAGTTATTACATCGGCTTCCGCCGCTCTAACGTCTCCGGTTGTTATTGGCAGCGCAGGTACGGTTATTACCGCTAACCTCACTGCAAATACATTGGTTGGCACGATTGCCTTGCCAAATAGCGACGACTATCTTCGCTATCTCGGTGTTCGCTATACGGTTGTCGGCACAATGACAGGCGGTGGTACGATTGATGCTTTCATCACTCCAAATGTTGGCCAGAAGGTTACAGTTGACAATAACTACGTGGTTTAGTAAGCCTGCTCCATAAATAACTTTATGGAGCCCCTATGACCCGTCGTTTTAACGTCACAAAAAAAAGCTATATGCCAGATAATCAATTTTATGGTCCCGACCAACCAGGCGGGGCCATTTTTGCGACTAAAGATAAGAGGTTCAATGGTGGTCTATACTGCATAGAGATCCTCGATGGTGATAAACCAAAGAAGTCCAAGAAGAAAAAGTCCAAAAAAAAGAATAAAACCAAGCCGGTGAAGGGCGTAAATGCCGCCCCGTCCGAACCTGCCGCTGCACCCGCCGTGTCCCAGGCTACTTCTGCGCCTGTGGTTGAAGCCGCTCCTGAACTCCCTGCCATCTCTCCTGCAATGGTCATTGCCGCTGCAAATAAGATTAAAGATCCCGGTAGCCTTACGCCCTCTGGCCAAGTTAAGAAGAAGGTTTTAGAGAGTGCTATGAACCGTAAGCTGTCAATGTCGGAATATGGCTGGCACGCTACGGACTTTAAATCACGCTGATAACATCCTGTGGTCTGGATGCCAAGAAAACCCCCTACTGTCGCCGTGGGGGGTTTTTTAGTGCGTACCTTTCCACAAAATAACATGAAAGTTTGCCGCTATGACCTATGCACAACCTATTGATATTTTTAATGATGCGCTTGCCAGATTAGGCGAAGACACGACGGATGTGGGCGCAGATGATGCCGCTGCCGTAACATTTCGTACTGTATTTACCGGCGCTGCAAGGCGTATGATGGCTCGTCACAAGTTTTCGTTTGCGCGGAAAACGGCTATACTATCCTTCCAGGGCCCGTCGTTAACTCCGGAAGCCTTTGTTTATAGTATGCCACCGGACCTTCTTCTGTTTCATGCCGCACGGTTCAATCGAAACAGATTTTCCTTTGAATTAGAGGCTGACAAGTTTCTTACGTTTTTAGAAGACGAAGAAATATTTGCTTATTATACCCACTATGCTGATGTGGATTTGTGGTCTGCGGGTTTTGCTGAAGCTGTTGTATTTAAAATGCAGGCTATCATTTCAAAGGCTATTCTTCTTGACCAGGTTGCCGCCCGAGAGTTGGATTTTAAGGCTGAGGATTTGCTACTGGATGAACTTGCAATTGACCGTGCCCAGTACCCTCCTAGTCAATGGGTTGCCTCCGCGCCTCTTGTTGATACGTGGCAGAACCGTCAATATCGACTGCCAAGAACCCCAGTTTCTAATGTGAGGTAATCATGGCACGTAAATTCAATGATGTACGTGATAACTTCTCTGCCGGTGTTGTTGCTCCTGAAAACTACCGGAATGCGAACCTGTTTGCTACGGCGCTGAAGCAAGGCGAAAACATCTTTATCACCAACGCTGGTACGCTGATGCGTAGATGTGGCACAACCCGGCTTGATCGTACTGGTGTCTCTGGCCGTCTGGTTAAGTTCGATTTAGAAAATGGTGATGTAAAGTTTCTGGTATTCACCCATCTCAGTGTTAAAATATATGATGCTTCTGCTGCGCTTGAACAAACTGTCACCGCGGTTTGGGTAACTGCTGACATTGATGCAATGGCTATTGAGCCGGACAAAAACGAACTCTACATTGCCTCTAATGCCTTCTGGCCACAAGCATTGGTGTTTGATGGTGCTACATGGTCTGTAGCAGATTTTGCCTTCAGGACTGATCCTAACGGGCGTAGGGCCTCTCCATTTACCCGGTTTAATGAAGAGGGTGTTACGATATTGCCTTCTGCGTATACCGGCACTGGCATTACTCTGACCTTTTCCTCTCCGCTTCTAAATTCAGATTATATAGGTGGTCGGTTTTTGTATGCGTTTGGCGCTCAGATTGAAGTAACGGCCATAACCAGTAGTACAATTGCGACTGCGGACGTTATTGGCACGATATTTCCTACATATACTGTGACGGTTACTTCTGGCGCATCATATGAAGTTGGTGATGTTGTTACCGGCGATACTACATCTGTGCAAGGCCAAGTTGTTGGTATTGCTACCAATGTGTTGACAATTGTGAATTTGGCCGAACACACGGCGTATGTCGTTGGTGAAAAACTGTCTGCTCCTGGCGGGTTCTCTGATATAACCGTCGTCGTACAAGCTGGCGCCCCTTCCGCTACGAATATCTGGTTTGAAGAACTGATTTCTGATGCCCGTGGTTTCCCGTCTACATGTACTCTTCATAGAACAAGGCTTTGCTTTGCGGGTTTCCCCGAGGCTCCCAACCACTTTATTGCCTCTGCAATTGAAGCGCCTACTGATTTTGATGTTGGTGATGGCAGTGATAGCAATGCAATTATTGTCGAGATAGGCAATAACCGTAATGAGCGTCTCCTGCATTTGATTTCTGAAGAACAATTGGTGATATTGACCGCTAAGCGTACAATGTATGTGAGTGAAACCCCCCAAACACCCTTTACCCCGTCTGGTATTAGCTTTGACAAAATTGGTACTGATATTGCTGGTACTGTGCCGCCTACAAGTAGCACCGAGGGCGTACTGTTCATTGACGTGAAGGACAGAGTTCTGCTCTTGTCTCTTACCGGGACAACTCGGGGCGCCTGGGCAACCACTGAACTTACTCAACTTGGATATGAGAATATAAACGCTCCAAGGCAGTTAGTGTTCTCTGCCGGTATTGCCAACCGTGAAGAGCGTGTATTGACTGTGCTGAATGGTGATGGCACGGCTGCTGTGTTTACATATAAGCGCCAAGCGCAACAAGCGGGCTGGCTTAAGTGGTCCCGCTCTGGATCTAATATCTATCACTCATTTGCGGGTTTCAATGGTGAATTGTTCTGTATAGCCGGTAACGGTACTGAGATAAATATAGAACAATTTGACTTTAATGCTGTCATGGATGCTCAATTTCCCTTTGGTGATGCTGGCTATCCATCTGAAAGCGTATATATGCTTCGTGGCTCCCATGTTGTTGGCCCCAACACTACGGACGGTTCGGGTAATCTGGTGGATCCAATTGTCTTTGCGTCCATTTCCCATCTTGGCATTGACTTTCCAGTGACGATCGAGCCTGCGCCTTGGGTTCATCCACAAGCGGGAAGACTGCGGTATAAGATTGGCAAAACATGGACTGATGTAATTGATAGTGGAACATTCCGCTGTAATGGTACGCTTCAACAAGGCACTGTATTTTCGTCTGATCCTGAAGAAGTGCCGCCTGTAACTGGTGGTTCATATCAAGCCAACCGTTTAGGGTCTGGAACTGAACAAACTTCTGTGATAACCCAACTTCTCGGTGAAGGTGCGCCTTTACATATAAGGCAGATAACAATGAAAGTGAGTGCATAATGTCTGAAGCTAGTCCAATTGTCGGCGCTGCGTTAAGTTTGGTTAGCGGCAACCGGAGAAAGGCTGCCCTGAAAACTGAAGCAGCTCAGTTAGAGCACCAAGCCAAACAGTTTGCTCTGAGAGGCTCTCAGGTAGCGCACAGTAGACGACAAGAACTAAATGAAGCCCTGAGTACCATTGACGCCTCTTTCGCCTCACGGGACATCTCAGGCGACAGCTTCAGTGTTGGTAATTTGAAGCGCACTGCTACCCGTAGGTCGCAAACAAATGAAAACGCGGCCATACTCGGGGAAAAATTCAAGGAACAAAGACTGTTGTCTGAAGCTGCCGCCAAAAGACGTGCTGCACCCTTCGCTCAATTGGCGGGGATTAACAATGCCGCAAATGCACTTGCAACTCCGCTCCTTAAGGCGTTTGGCGGGGGTGCATAATGGCCATCCCTAGATTTTCCACAACTGGTTTAACATCTCCTGCACTTGGTACGGATGATGGTGGCAATCGTGCTATAGCTGGCACATTTGAGGCTATAGCGGAGAATGTAAGTGCTATTGCCCGAGGCATTGATGCTGCGAAGGCCGACACCGCAGCTAAACAAGCCGCATTCGACAAAGCTGAGAAGGCTCGTCTTGCAAAGTTACAGACCGCAATTGATAAAGCTGATACTGTCAAGGGTAAGGCTGAAGCTACTCGTGTTTTCAATTCCGTAGCGGCAAAGACTGCAATCGGTTCACCAATTTCAATCCTCGATCGGGATTTTGACAGTGCGGTGGAAGGTTTGGCTTACACTCAGACTTTAGATTTGCTTACTATGACAAGGGCTACTGAAGACGGGACTGATGTCATAGCGCAAATTTCTGCTGAAGCTGAAAGTTTACCAACTGAATTTGACGCGAAGTTTGAGGCTTCACTTGCGGGATATCTCGATGCCGCGCCGATAGAAAGTCGTGATGCGATAGAGATGGCTTGGCGCCGTAAGGCCAATGATGCCCGTCAAAAGCTATCTGATGAATTGCAAGTAAAAGATACTAAGGAGGCCGTTTCCTCGGCTACGCTTGGTTCGGATGCCATGTCTGAAGAGATGATTATAATGATCACCGAGCGCGGGGAAGATGCTTTTGCCGATCCAGAGTTTTCCGCAAAAATGAATGACTATATTGCCCTTCAACAGATTAGAGTTGACGGCATTTCTCATAACTTCAGCCAAGCGCAAAGCGATAAAGAGATTGGAGAATTACGTAGTAGCATGATTACGGCGGCGTCCGGCTTCAAGGTTAACAGCATTTATGACCAGGCCACTGCGGCGGGTTTCCCTCCGGTCGAGGCTGAACTGATTGCCAAGACTGCTATTGAGGATTTGGTTGGCCAGGCTGCCATCAACAGTGATGAACGTGACGCCTTACGCCGGTCTCTTACCGCTGACATTACTGCTCGCTCTTCACTGGCCAAGACAAATGCTACGATTGCATCTTCTCGGGTAAAAGAGACAAACTCTAAGAAGGCGGCGGTGCTGGACGTAAGAATTGCCGCTGGTGAAGCGACACAGACAGAGATTACAACGGCATTCCAGAATGGATGGTTAACGACCTCACAGTGGGCCGCCTTTTCCAAGCGTCAAATTAAACAGGTCGAAGAGCAAGGTAATAAGGCTGATGCTGGATTGTTTGCTCAAGATGTTATCAATGGAGATGCAGTTTTTGATCCTGCCAACACAAAACAAACTAAGGCTCTGGACACTGCGTTTGATGCAGAATTAGAGCGTGCGACTTTAGAACAGTCTGAACAAGCCAAACGCCTTGGGTTAGAGGCTCCTGCACCGGATATGTCTGCTCCTGGCATTACAGATTGGGTTGTTAGAACTGGCCATGTGCCGGATAAATATGGTTCACACTTAAATGCTATGGCAACCAACGGCACACCTGACCAACAAGTGCAGGCTGTTGAAAGTGCTATGATGATCCAAAGCGAAAGCGGCAATAGTGCATTTGGCCAACTTCCAAAGAACATTAAAGACCTTACAAATTATGCTGGCAAACTAATCTCTGCCGGTGTTCCCCCTGAAGAAGCTGTCGTATCTGCTCATGCCGCTTTGAATGTAAAAGACCCTGTTCGTGAAGCGCGAGCCAAGTCGCTTACGTCTAAACGTGTTGATAAAGCCGTAAAGCGTGGCCTTAAATTTACCGGCGCCTCAGAGAAAGGTGTGCTGCTAGGTGATTTCACAGAATACGAAACGGACTTCGAGGCACTTTACAGAGATGAATTTATAAAAGTTGGTGATACTGTCTCTGAAGACGCCATCTTTAGTGCTGTAGAGGCCGATTTAAGCCGTGTGTGGGGCGAAACGAAGGTTGGGGGTAGTGGCGGTGTACATTTCCAAAAATACGCGCCAGAAGCCATCTACGGCGTCTTTGAGGACACAAAACGGGATGCCGAGTGGATTGGCGGACAGCTTCAATTTGAGCTGCACAGTGCAATATCAGACATTGGCGCTCCTATAGATATTACACGGCCTGTTATAATCAATGAGGATGGTTCAATTTCTACTGAAGAAACCATTACTATTGAGCGCGGTGGCAAGTTCTTTAATGTTCCGACTGTCATTGATGGGGAGCGTGTAGATCCAGATATTGTTCAAGCGGGTTTTGAAGCTGGTGACGAGAACATTCCTCATGTTGGCGAGTTTAATACATTAAAGACCGCTGAGGACGCTGCAATCCGCCGCTCAACACAGATCCCATTTGCCCGTGGCCTTGCCATAGGAACGCAAGAGGATCTCCTCGCTGATGATCCTCGCATTGATACGGCATTCCTTTCAAGTGACTTTGCGACTAGCAAGGAAGCCGAGGGCTCTAAGACATATCAAGTCTATTACATGGATGGTGAGTTTCCTACGCCGCTGATTATAGATGGTGAAATCGTGCGCTTCCGTCCTAATTATTCGACTTCCCCTCGCGGCATTGCCAATAAACTAGCATCTGACCTTTCGAGCGCGAATGAATTGGCCAAGGCAGAAAAACAGCAAGGTGATGTTGACCGCCGCCGCGGTGCCTTGTTGTCTGCCGCTGAAAGAGGTGATGTTTTCGTGCCAGAAAGTGCCGAAAAGAGATTAAGAAGCCAAACTCCAGTGAGCGGAGACAATTAAACCATGCCATTACAGTCTGTACCAAATGAACTTGGTCCCGTTACCCAAAGAAACATTCCTCCTGTGGACGATACAGAGAAGCCGGGGTTCTTCGGTTCTCTTGGCGCTGCATTTCAACGTGAAAACTCGATTGCCAGTTTTGTCGGATTAGTAAATCGCCGCAATGAGCGTGATGCGCTGTATCTTGATGGTAGCGTTGTGCGCGATCCCAACTATGACCAATTTGAGCTTGTTAAGGGCTCAGAGTATGAACAATTTGCACGGTCTTTTGTTGATGTTAAATCTGATGAAGAATTTGCAGTTGTGGCCCGGCAATTAGACAAACAATTTGGCCTGCAAGAACACCTTAAAAGCGCAGGGTTTAAGGGAATGCTTGCGCAATTTGCTTCCGCTGGCCTGGATCCTGTTAACTTTATACCCGTTCTTGGACAATCTGCGAAAATTAGTCGTATAGGCGGGAAGTTTGCTCAGGGTGCCGCTATAGGTTTGCAGGGCGCCGCGCTCTCCGAGGCTCTATTACAGGGCACTCAAGACACTCGAACGCTACAAGAAAGCACACTGAATGTTTTAGGCAGTGCTGCCTTTGGCTCTGCTCTCCTTGGTGGGTTTTCCCTTGGTGCGAAAGCCATAGAAAATAGGACTGCGGCCAAATTGTACAATAACCCTGATTGGAATGGCCTGCAATTAACAGGCCCGGAAACTGGTGAATTGGTAAGCACGGGTTCATTGTCTGCGGGCGCCGTCGAAAAGGCTGTTAAGTTTGACTTTGCTCCTGTCGGCTCGTTTGGCACTGGTGAGGCTTTGGGCCATATTGGTCCTTCCTCTTGGCTTATTTTCAACTCCGGTGACGAGATAGCTATTAGAACCACCACTGACATCGCTGAGACCGCCGTGGTGTTCAAAGGACATGAACTAGGTGATATACGCCCAGGTGCCGCTAATGGCGCTGTGGAGACGATACAGAAGGCCGCTCTTGGTGATGTAGCTAATATGACCCGCGCCGGCACTGACATTTTTGCGGAGATGCGTCTTGGTAAAACAGGCGGAATAATCAGCCGTACTAAACTGGCCGCAACAGACATATTAAATAAAGACCCGGAAGTAATGACTTTGGATAGGTTCGCTGAAGAAGTTACATTTGCAGTCCAGAAGGGCGAACATGAAAGCCCTGAAGTGATGAAGTTTGCCAATATGGTCCGCCCATTTCTGGATCAATTCGCTGATGATGCCGCTCGTACCGGCTTGATGGGCAGTGAGTTTATCGGCAAGAGACAAGAGAACGGTGATTTCTTTATTCCTATCGTGTATGATGTGTTGGAAATCATCAAGAACCGTACCAATGCTCAGGGTACGGGGTTTGAGGATAAACTGGCAATACAATTCCAAAAGAACGCTCAGTTGTATCAGGATCAGTTTTTGGTCGCGCAGAAAGAATTTGCGGACTTGCAACAATTAAGTGTGGCTGCTGAAGCGGATCTGCCAACTGCGGCAATCCTGAATAAGGTTCGTCGTTCTGCCGGTGTTCAGCGCGGCGCAAAGTTTCCTGTGCTTGGAATGTTTAGAGAATTTGGTGGCGTTAAGCCCGGCTCAAACTTGGCGCTAGAGCTAAACAATATGGGTGTGACGACAAAAACCCATCCTGGTCTGTTCAATAAATTTGGTATAAGTGACATTGATAATATTGTCGCCTCAGAACAAGAGCTATTCAAGGACTTTATTCCTGTTGGCGAAACGGGGTTTCTTGATCCTGCTGATATATTAGAGGCTGTTGGCAATGAACTTGGCGGAACTCCACTTCGTTTAGAGACAACACAACAGCTTGAACAAGATTTCATTGACCAGTTGGCTGATGATCTAACCCGTGCCGGCATTGATTTTAGAAAGCTGACATCGGAACAAATCCGGAATAAACTTCGTAATCTTGATGCTAGTGGGTTCAAAAGGGCGCAACAAGACGACTTTGTGCCTGTGCAGGATGCTCCTCAAGGCGACATTAGTTTGCAAGACACCCTCCGCCGTGGCGGCGACGTGCCATCCGAAGGTGCGTCTTCCGCTGTGGAATTGGTTGTTCCTCACCCGGACGATGTATTTTTGAAAAGTAATAAAGAGGATGGGTTCGATACGTTTTATGTTGATGCAGGTGGCGAGCAAGTGGCAAGTATTGTTTATAAAGTAGAGGGAACTGAGTTAAAAATTGAAAACATTTTCTCAGCAGACAAAACTAGGGAGGATGCGTTTAATACTCTCGGCACCAAAACTATCAGGGCCGTAATTACAGAGTTCCGCAAACAATTTCCAGAAGTCACTAAAATTACTGGCGAAAGAACAGGTGGCGCAAGGTTCGGTGGGCGCCAGACGGGGGGAAGTCCACACGCTCCAAAATTTGGCGCTCAAGAACGTGCCCGTATGGATGATTTAGAAGTAACAATGGCCGAGCGCCAAAAATTGGCAGAAGCGGGGGATGAAGTTATTGCTCGTGAACTGGCCAAGAGTGCGGTTGGTAATATCCTTGGCGAAATAGATGCTGACGCTGCCAGCTATGTGACGAAGGGCTTGAACTCTCACTTGAAGAAACGCGCTATGCAGATTTCATCAAAGGACTTCAGAGAGTTTACCGAGAACAATATTTTCACTTTGATGCGTAAATATGCCATTGCTATGTCAACGGATACTGCCTTGGTTCGCAATATCGGTGATGTTGACCTTAAAATTAGATTTGCAGAAATTGATGATGCTGTTTCAATCAAGCGGTTTGAAATAGATGCTATCAATATTAAGAAGTTTGTCACTACGCCAAAGAAAACAATGTCCGTGAAGTTTCCGGGCCGTGAGATGAAACCTTTGGAATTTGTGCAAAGCAAAGACACTGGCCTTACGGATGATCAGATTAAAGAATTAGTCCTTGTAGATAACATTGATGATCTGGCGGATCTCCGCGGTATAGATAATCCGGCGGTGCAAAAGCTACTGGTCGATACGGAGAAGCAACAGGCCGCCCGTAAAGAACTGGATAGAAAAACTGAAAAGACAAAACGAAAATTAAGTGATGTGCTTTCCCGTCTTCGCGGAACATATGACCAACCAAAAGACCCGTATTCGTTTATGAATAGATTTGAGAAGGGGATGCTCTCCTGGAACTTCAAGCGGTTGTTGGGTGGAATGACATATAGCGCCATTCCTGACCTTGCTATGCCGATATTCCGCAATGGATTAATGCACACTGCCGGCACTCATATGAAGTTGGCACAATCCACACAAGGTTTCTCGAAGGCGTCCAAGAATGCCCGCAGAGAGATGCTAGAATGGGGTATAGGCATTGATATGACCTTGGCGACCCGTTTGGCTGCAATGGCGGAAATTCCTACTGGCATTGGCCACGGCGGACGATTGGCACGGTTTGATGATAAGGCCAATAAAGCCTTTGGTGTGGCTACTCTAATGACGCCTTGGAATGCTTATATGAAGCAACAGGCGGCGGTTATATATACTCATTTTGTTGTTCGGGCGTCACGGGATATTGCCGCCGGTACTGCTACCCCAAGGCAGATCCGTGAATTGGCGTCTTGGAATATAAGTAAAGAAATGGCGCCGAGGATTGCGGAACAAATCAAAACCCATGTGCCAGACTATGACAATACTCTGATACCAAGCCTTAGAGATTGGACAGACAAAGAGGCCGCTGACGCTTTCCGCTTTTCTGCGATTACTCAGGTCGATAAGACAATTCTCACTCCCGGCCAAGAAAAACCGCTGTGGATGTCTAAGCGTGCTTCGCGACATATGGGACAGTTTAAATCGTTCTCTACGGCCTCTACACAAATGATTTTAGTTTCCGGTATGCAGCGCAGAGATATGGAAGCCATGAATGGGCTCCTTCTCCTTACAGGTCTCGGCGCTATGACCTATGCGGTTAAAGAGGCGCGTGCTGGCCGTGAAATATCGAAGGATCCTGCGATTATACTTGCTAATGCGATAGACCGCTCTGGCGCGACCGGCATTCTGTTTGATGCAAATAATCTATTGGAGAAAACTACGGATGGTAAGGCCGGCATTTCTGCTCTTACTGGCGGTGGCGGTTCCACAAGATATAGAAGCCGCAACAAAACTGGCGCCTTCCTTGGCCCAAGCGTTGGCGCGGCTGATGATTTAATGAATGTGTTTTCAAGTATTATAAATGGCAACCTATCTGCTGGTGATGTGAGCAAAGCTCGTCGTTTGGTTCCGTTTCAAAACGCTATTGGCTTTAAGGTGCTAATGGATAGTTTTGAGGACGGCATAAATCAGAAAATGGGTTTGCCTGCTCGGAAGAAAACAAACTTCATTCCGTAGTGCGTCCAAATAATGCTATTTTGCGAATATTTATCGCCTTATGGCTCATATAACTGTACCCGAAGGTAATGCACTTACCGAATTTCTCAATCAAACCGGCACTGGTCCGTTTGTTTTTACTTGGCCCTATCAAGAAGCTACTGATGTAAATGTCCTCGTAGACGACGTTATACTCGTGTCTTCTTCGTATGTTTTAACACCCGGCACTGTGCTTCCAGGAGGCATACAGGGCGGCAGTATCACCTTGAATGCTGGTGTGACTACGGCAAAGGTTGTGCTTGTCAGGCAGTCTCCTGCGGGTCGAGCGGACGATTTCAATGTAAATGGCATTAAGCCGGATGATGTGAATACCGCTCTGGATAAACTTCATATGGTCAATCAAGATCAAGATGAACAATTAAATAGCACAATGAGGTCTGCACTTGGGCAAGTGCCATTCTCAATGCCTTTTGGGTCTAACGTTGATGGAAAAGTTTTGCTCGGGGTTTCCACCAACGAATTTGGCCTTATAGATGCAAATTCTGTATTGACGTTCACTGGTACGGCTGACGTTGTTACGACTATCGCATTATTAAAAGCGGTGTCTGATACTGGCACTACTGCTGTGCAAGTTACAGGCTATACCTCCGGTGCCGACGGTGGCGGTGGATTATTTATAACAGATAATACTACAGGGCATGGGGCAGGGGAGGATGATGCAGTTTTAAATATAGTTGGTACAGATACCCGTTTATGGGTTCGTGTAACTCAGAACAGTGCTGTTAATAATCGCATTATCCCATCCGCGTTTTCATGGGCTGGTATTGTACCTAAAATATGTGGTGCAGTAGGGGCGGCGCAACCTAGCGAAACAGTTAGTGAATACGCGAAACGAGTTCATTCCGCCTTAATCGGCGGGGGTGTGGCGTGGGTTGACCCGATCCACGGGCTAGACACCAACGGCGGCACAGAGATTGCACCTGTAAAAACATTATCATATGCTGTTAGAACATTAAACCCATCACAAATTTATTGCTATCCTGGTGTTTATGAGAAGTTTGATTTTCGTTCAACTGACACGACAGGAGCAAAGCTAAAAATACTTACGGCATTAGGGGCTTGTTCTATTCGAGAAGCCGCTGATGACCCTGTAACAGCCACTTGGACAGAGGACGGAACATATACCGCTCTTTGGAAAATGCCATTGACTTCTGCTAATCCCGATGTGTTAGCCGTAACAGATAGCGGGGGTCTCGATATTGAGGGGCAACCAAAAAGCCTAGCTGTTTATACTAGCGCGGCTAATTTAAATACCTTTGCTAATGGTGCGGGGTACTACCACGACACAGGCGCAGATGAGTTATACATCCGCTCGGGGAGAACTGAATACTCTGGCACTATATCAGGCGCAACGCAGGCAGACCCCGTTGTTTTGACGGTAACAGGCCATAAAATTATAGCTGGAGATAAGTTCAACGTAACTTCTGTTGGTGGTATGACAGAGTTAAACGGAAATACGTATGTCGCAACTTCTGTCACAACCAACACAATCACCATAGAGGACACTAGCGGAACACCTGTCGATGGAACTGGATTCACTACCTACACAAGCGGTGGGACTGCTAGTGCGCGGGACTTCAATTTCACTAAAAAACTCGGTTTAAAAATAATCACAGGTTCTTCGTCCTCTCGGTTTTTAATCTACGGAACAAAGATACTATTCGAGGGTGACTGGCGAATGGAGGGTGTGTTTTTACAGCCTCTAGTGTTTGGAACCACTAAGCCATATTTGTATATGGACATTCATCAAAATAGTGTTGCATCAAAGGTTCCTACAATCTCCTATACTGCATCCCACGGTTTAGATGCATTAGGAGCGTTTTCATACTTGTCTGGAGTTTGGGGGCATCGAACTAAAGGTGATAACCTGCATTATACAGATAGTGGCGGGCACGACTGCCAAGCGGTTGAGATAAACTGTAAGTCTACTTTTGCTGGTGACATTGATGGCGAGCCTACAGCGCCCAATACATCTAACGGCTCCGCTATGCATGGCGCGGGAGACATTTTACGTATCAATGGTGTGTACAGACATAACTACGGCCCGAATGTTGTGGATAGCGGCACGGGCGAAAGCTGGAATGTTGGCACGACATCAGGTAAAGGCGGCGGTTCGGGTAATGACTTCGGGCTTTATACAACAGGCCCGGTTATGTATCTTGATAATTGTGCATCATACGGAAGCGCGCAGGCGGATATTGCTACCACGTCAGGTGGTATCATAAAGCATTTTGCTACAAGCTACCGCACAACTAGTGGAACGGGTATTGCTGTGTTTCTACCAGTAATTTAGGAGATGGATGTGCATGATAACGTCATTGGCTTTGTTACACTTAAGGGCGCTTGGCCTGCTATAACCGGCATAGGCGGGTTTTTCATAGGTGGTTTTCTTTATGCGTTTAAAGCAGGCAAGGTATCTCAATTTGTATTGGACAGCCTCAATGAAGTGAAAACAGACACCTCCGCGACCAACTTAGCGGTTAAAGAGCTTCGGAAAGAAGTATCAGATATTTCCCATGAATTGGGAATTGTGAAAGGAAAACTATCCAAATGAAAAAGTTTATAGCGAAAATATGTACGAACCCGTTTTACGTGATTGTGGCGGTATTTGTTGCCTTGGGCGTATTGGGCGTCACGTCTAATATTGGGGGCTTCCTTGCTGGTGGCGTGCTGTCCAAGGTCCTTACTGCATTTGTTGGCAGCATTGTCCTTATGGTTGTCGTTTCCGTCGCTATGTATATGCGTGTTCTGTTTAGAAATGGAGATCCAAATGGCATTGCCCATGATCCACAAGCTAAGGCTATCCTCCTTGGCTCTGTGTATGTCGCTTTTGCTCTGGTCGTTACCGGCGCATTCATCTTCCCGCTTTAAAGCCTGCGATAAGTACGACACGGCTATTGAGAGCGCCGTGGGTACATGGTGGGGGAGTTTTAACTACCCTTTGGCATGGAAGGCTCAACTCTATCAAGAAAGCCTGTGTGACGCTTCTGCGGTGTCGCCTGTTGGCGCAAGAGGATTGGCTCAGTTCATGCCTGCTACGTGGCGGGATATGGAAAAGAGATTTAACCGTAGAGGATCTCCCCACGATTTAGTTTCAATTGAATACGGGGCATATTATATGTCCACACTGATGCGGGGGTGGAAGTCCAGGCGCCCTGACCACGAGCGGTGGCGTCTGGCTCTCGCATCTTACAACGCCGGGTTTGGCAATATCCTTAAAGCACAGAGAATTTGCTCAAATGCAAGGATGTGGAGCGACATAGAATATTGTCTTTCCTCAGTCACCGGCCATAACTCCGTCGAGACACGTACCTACGTTGTGAGAATTGAACGCTGGTGGCGTGCGTTAGACGGATGCAGTAATGTGCTACATAAGACAAAACCCGCCCGAGCGGGCAGTTGTGGAGCCTATAGGAGATAATCATGAGCCATATAAATTATAGTTTTAGAAATCCACCTCCTGATTTTGGGCTAGCCGTTGCCCGGGGCAACATGGAAGGGCTTGCTCCCGTTCACAAATACGGGCTTAATCCTGATATTGATATTGCCAACGGGTTTGAGACACTCTGGAACGGTGGCGAGGCTTATACTGGCTTTGATGCAACGGGGGAAGAAATTGTCACTGTTGTTTCGTCTAGTACCGCTGATACATCTGCTGGCACTGGTGCGCGGGATGTTACATTATTTGGCCTTACGGTTGCGGGTATTGAGCAAAGCGAAACTGTGACAATGAATGGGACAACCGCGGTTGATAGTACATTGTCATATTGGCGCTTAGACCGTGTGAAGTGTGGTGCTGTTGGTTCCGGCGGTGTGAATGCAGGCAACATTACGGTTGCACAGAAAGTCACCACGGCGGTTATCTTTGCTGTGTTGCCGATTGGGTATGGTTCTACAATGCTTGCCGCATTTACTATTCCAGCGGGCAAGACGGGGTTTTTTAATTCATGGTTTGCGGCATTTGCGGGCAAGGTCAAGTCTATTAGTAGTGTGCGTTTGAATAAGCGCGAGCCGGGCAAGTCTTTTCAAGTTTTGGAAGAACAGTCTTTAATGTCTGGCGGCTTTGACATTCTCCTCGTTGATAACCCTGAATAGCCGATGAAATTTCTTTTGAAGCTATTGGCCGGGAAATTTGGGGTGTACATTCTCCCTGCAATCTTTGCTGCCGGGCTTATATCTGGCGGGCTGTTTGTAAACATGGTTTGGGGGAGCGCGGCCAAGTCGTCCAAGATCAAGGCTCTTAAGGCGGATATTAAAGATGAAAAGAAGGCCAGACAGTTGGAAACAAAGGCCAAAGATGATGCGGTTGGTATCAATGATATTTTGCGCAAAACTATGGGAAGCTTGCAAATTTCTCACACTGCGCTAGTAGGGGAGAACACAGAACTTGCTAAATCCAGAGCCCCGCGTAGGGAAACAGTGTATAGTACAGTAACGGAGCAGATCAATGGTTTACCGGATGTTAATAAGTGTTATAGCCTTGTTGTCGACGACAGCGTGCGCGACATTATTTGGCCAAGAGGATAATCCTAAGAAGCCTCCTGTCTGTGAATGGCCTGATCCCCTGAAATTAGAGAGCATAGATCTTGCGCTGTATGCTGATGCCCCAAGGATTCATCGTCCTATAGGTGAAATCCAGTTGGGTGGCCTGGGCGGGCTTATCCGGGCAAACAACGAAGAGATTGATACGTATAATTTGGTGGTTCCTGAGAACGCCAAAAAAGCTGCTATATTGGACCGTGACGCCGTTACCGCTTATAATACCGCTACCGTAAGCCTTGAAGCCCTCTGCATTGGTATAATTGATGAATGGGTTAGCGAGTAGTCTTGGCACTTATGTTTGTGTTATCATCGGACATCTACTCACCTCCTATAGCGCGTAGAGAGGCGGCTGTTATTGCGTTGGCTTCGGATGCGTTTTTGCCTCTATAAAATTCCCCCTCACACCCGCCATCCCACATTACGCAGTACACTGTCTTGCCTAGCAAGTTTTTAGTCCAGTAGAACCCCTCTGGTACTAATGTCATAGCGGCGTCTATAGAGGATGTGACTATTTCAGCTTTAAATGTTACGCTTCGCCGCCCATTATCGTTAGTCCACCGTCCACTGCCTTTGTATAAGGTAAACCTGCTGGGCACTAAACCCAATGCTATCGCTATCTCCGCATCAGTTTCCCGACAACCACCCTCAAGCTTCTCAACCTTACCAGCTAAGGCATATAGTTCTGCTTTATTGGTCATTTAATGCCGCCTTTAATTCATCTGCTGTTAGAAAGTACCCAAGCAATACAGTGTCGAAAGCGTATTGTAGTTCTTCGTCTTTACAGGCTTTTCTTTTAGCTACTAAGTCCCTGACAATTATCCTCATAACCTCTCCGCCTGAAACTTTTACTTGAACGGATAATACGTCTTCAAGTTCGCGGGCTATAGCAAGTCTCCCTGCGATTATTTCTTCTATGTTATTGGTCATCATCGTCTCCTAGTAGCTTACGGGCATCATGCCGCCATAAATCAAGAACAGTGTGCCCACCATCCGATATGTGGTCGTCAGGTTCATTCTCCAACAAACACACAACAAGTTCCCGCAAAGCATCCCGTTCCTCTTTGATGGTTACCCAATCATCGACAATCTTAAGCGCACCTTCATCAAGTCCCTTATCTTTCACCTGTTGGGTAAGTGCCTCAACAGTTTCGCGGAGTTCCATCATTTCCTTGAAATAACTATCCGCTGAAGTTGAAACAATCTGAAGGGTGTCATAAGCAGGATTGTCACAAAACTCGCATTTATCAGGGTCGTTCAAGCTGTCTTTGTAGCCTATAGATTTACAGGTAGAACAGTTCACAGCGTCCGCCATATCACCTAAATCAAACACAGCACCACCATCTTGAGTTTTCACACCTTCCACGGCCTTACCCTGCACCCCATTATACGTGATATATTCTATTGGTTTATCTTTGTTATCGGTCATGGATTATTCCCTTTCCATTTGGATTAATGAAAGTCGCTTCAGTTCAAGGTGGACATTTCGGCTTCCCTCAACATAAACCGCTATCTCCGCATCCCTATCCTTTAGCTGTTGGCGTAGGGATAGGATTTCAGCTTTGGCGTCTTGTACGTTTTGCTCGGCAATATAATGGCTTACACCTTTAACGCCGTGAATCCTGTACTGCGATTCCAGTTCTCCGTCTAACCTCTCTATTATGTCTTTACTCATCATTCCTCACTTTCAAATACGGTTTCATAACCGACTTTAGTATTTGGGTAGAATTGCCCTTCGTACAGAAATCCTGATACGGGACATTGATACTGCGCGGCTATGTAGGCGGTGCCTTTAGCGTCGTCAGTGGCGCCCCTGGTCACTCCCATATAGACGCCGATCAACAAGGCTACTCCTGCTATCATAAAGGCAACAACGGCCATCAAACCTGTCCAGTTGTACCATTTTATGTTATGGACGCGGGTACTCATTTGCCGTGCCTCGCCATATAATTGTCTATTGTGCCTTGGCCGTTAAATTCATCACTACGGTCATTAAGCCCCCGTTGATCTCGTCTTAACCTGGGGCCACAAACTTTATTCCCTGTTTCACCACATCCGGCACACTTCACTTTCTTTTGTGGAGGGTGTGACGCCATCACCATATCTGGTTCTGGATAAAACATTTCTGTGCCGCATTTATCACATTTCACACCGGCCAAGTTATCCGCGCTTTGGGAGCGGGTATTGTTGTGTTGTTCAAGTGTTTTCATTATTTCCTACCTTCCGGATATGCTGCATTCATCTTCTCAGTGAGTATGCTTGCATTCCTGTCTTTGATTTTTGCGTTGTCGTGTTGACCATATTGCCTAAGTAACCGGGCGGCTCCCAAAGAGCTTTCAATGAAGCCCTGATATTCCGCCTTGGTTATTGACCGTTTGACTACCTTTTCTCCTAATTTTACCATCTGTTCTTCCTTCCTTGTATTTTACGTGTCTGAGAACCCCATCCTTTACTCTGGATGCGTTTCTTCTTCTTTTTGGTATAGGGCTTACCATTTGCCTTAACGCCGCTGTGTGAACGGCTGAGGCGCTCTACCTTAGAGGATCTTGTCTTCTCAATGTCGTAGCAGATAGCCGCATTACATTCGTACCGCATTACTCCGACATTTGCTCGGGTGTGGCCTCCACCGTTTGCTGTGTTGTTTATGTGGCCGATTGTAGGGGCTCCGTCTTCACGTCCTGATTTACTCGGGTCGACATACTTGTAGCATCCGGTGAAGTTCGGTACGCGGTGGCACATGCAAGTCCATTCCTGTTCGTCGAAGAGTTCCAGTATGTCGAAATCCTCGATAACCAACAATTCTTTCTGAAGGTGTTTGGGAACATTTGCATTATAGTTTGCAATATTCCCATTAATGCCCTTCACCCTGGACCGTTGGCCATAGTTATTGCGCTTGATCCTGTCCCTTACGGTTTTGCTAATGAACGGTATCACGGGACACCTCAGAATATGCTTCAATTTCATCCATAGCGGCATCCATAAATGGACCTTTTATATTACCCGCCAAAATTCCCCATGGTTCTATCGCTAGTTCCGGTCTTTGACCCATTGGGACACCGTGAAGGGCTGTTGCTGAGAAGCTAGCGGATAGGCTACATATTAGATTGTCATAGAAATTTAGCACAACCTGTCTTTCATCTGTGTTCTCTATTGAAAACTTTGCGAAATCAGTAACGACCTTACCAATTTTTTTTCTTAATGCTTTTTCCTGTTTCTTATTCATTTCGCATCTCCATCAATTACATTTTCATTAAACAATACCCCACACCTGTCTTGTGTAGCTTTATTCAGGTACGCGGCTTGCTCGTCGGATATTTCCCAGCGCCACTTCTCGTTCTTGCCTTCGCGTGTCCAGTTGGCTGCAATGTCATTTGGGTCCTGCGCTTCGTTCAGATAGTACATCCAATCTGTCATGTCGGCGGTCATTTCAAGCCCTATATCTTTTCCCAGCACTTCCGCGTCCACATTATCATCTTCAACAGGCTCTACGGGCTCCTCAGCCGCTTCAGCATTGGCCTTTAGTTCTTTTTCGGGTAATGGCTCCACATCATCTGTTTCGTCCTCAGCGGAGCTTACATCCTCTCCTTCATCCGGTTTCTGCTCAAGAGCTTGCTCCACATCGGCTTCTTCAATGACTTCACCGTCTGAAGAGATAACCTCGACCTCAAACTGCATGTCGCCTTCGTCTGGCTTGTTAAGGTTTTCCAACTTCTCTTTTACCTCATAGTCCCTGCTGTCCTCAATCTCGTCTTCGGTGTAAACACCCATAAGAATATCAGGGAAGTGCCTGCGGGCAAAGGCTCTCTGGCTATAGTACGCAAGCTGTTGGTCTGGATCGTCATTCCATAGGGGGCTCCTGCGCTTTGCTTTTGCCAATGTTGGTGACGTGTATGTCACTGGCTCGTCCTCACCAATCGGTAGTGCTGAAACGGTACAAGTCCGGCTTGGGCCTTCTCCTGCATAAGTGATTTTAAGCCGGCCTTGGATTGGCGCCCTGGATTGAATGACAGAGTTTACCAACTGTGCTTCATACGCCAACCGCTCGACACCAGACTTATCTTTGACGGTGTAAACCTTGTGGCTCATTTGAAACGGGCTTATACCCCAACGCATAGCCATATCTGTAATAGCAAAGGCGGCACCCGGATTTTCACGGCACACTGGCCCAACTGCTACCCCCGCCTGTGCCATCATTTGGCAGAAGTCCATCATCTCCGACATGTTGCTCGGTGCGACAACCATTGATCCCGCCAAGGTTTTCACACCAACATTGGCTGCTTCGGTTCTGCGCTTGTCCCGTGTTACGGATATTTCATTCTTTTTATCAGTCATTATTTAGCTTTCTGTACTGTGAGTGTGCTGTCGATATTCGGGTAGATGCCCGTCTGGATTTTCTCCAAGAGAGCACTCTGGTCCCAACTAGATATGTTGTAGGGTTTGAAGTCGGGCGTTCTGTCTGGCCATTCTCCGGTTGCCATGCCCTGCTCAAATATTTCAATAGCCGCAAGGTTCTGTGCTACCCGATTAAAGATAAGGTCTTTGTCGATTGGAATAACCGAGATGCCCCAAGGCCGTGTTTTCTTCTGAAATATTAAGATGAAGGATAGATCATCAATACTCTTGATCCCGAATAGCCGCATCTTACAAAATGCTACATTGGCCAGTTTGGTTTCATACTGGTATTTCTTGATGTCATATTTGATGGCCGTCGGATGTGTGGAGTTACACGTCTTATAGTCATTCACCACGCTCAGGTCTTGGAAGGTTATAATGTCTGGACGGGCTTTTACATATACGCCGCCAACTTGGACAAACATAGAGCCTTCAACAAAGCCAGACTTGAACACCTCTTTGGCTATAGTGTGCTTCTGAAGTTCCTCTGCCATGCCCTCAAGGTTGTCCAGATCGTCGATAGCCAAGCATGCCTTCCCCTCGGCCTCTCTGAATGCCCTCCATTCTTGGGCGTCTTTCCCGCGCCAAGTTTTGTATGTTTCTGGCCGTACAGCGTATTTGTCTTTGTCCAGATCGCCGGTTAAGATAAGTTCGTGCGCGGCATTACCAAAGCTAAACCACGTCATAGTCTTTTTCTCTTCAGCATTTGGATTGTAGTGAGATTGGTCATAATACTCTAGCGGGCTATCATCAATCTTGATTAGTTCGCTGGATGATACTGAAGGTGCATTTGCACAGTCTGTATGGTAATGTTCGTTGTTCATTATGTAGAACCCATCTCCGGTTACACGCTGGTCGTCACGAACAATTTTCACTTGTATTTTTTGTTTATTTGCCATTTTTTTAAATTCCCTGTTTGACATTTCTGTTTTAGTGGGTATGTAGCTATACGCTTTATATGCTTATGGCAAGCATTAAATTCAAACTAAAGGGACTTCTATATGGCACTGTCATTAGGTACAAAATTATTAACTAAACGGATGAAGAGACGTGGCCTTGAAATTCAAGAGTTGGCAGCAACACTTGGTATGAAGCCAGACAAACTCTCCAAGATCAGGCGGGGCGCAACAGTGCCGAGCATTGCTGATGCTGTGGCATTAGAAGATGCGGTGGGCGTTGATTTCCGCTATTGGACTATACCACTCGAAACCGATACGGCGGATCCCGTAAAACCCTCCAAATAGGAAACTACTATGACTGAAGAAAACACTGAAGAAGCAGAAAATGGCTCAAACATTCATCACTTGCGTACTCAGGCACAAAACTTGCCCGGTGCTGATGAAATGAAATCTGACCTTAATATTATCACGGAATATGATAAGCGACTGGCAACAGCCAAGGGTACATATATGGCGAAGTGCAAGGCCATTCGGGAAGAGAAGAAGGAAGATCTCACTGAAATGCGTGGCCGTGGTGTAAATACCAAAGTCCTGCTTGCTACTCACAAAACCATGAAGGTTCTGGATCAGTTAACCGCTGTCTCTGAAAACCTTGGTGAAGATAATGGTCCTGTTTACGACCACTATATAGAGAGCCTTCAGCTTACATTTGGATTTGCTCCTGTTCAAGAGAAGTCCAAGAAAAAGAAGAAGGACAAGTAAGATGCGTGGGGAAAACATCTTGCAAATGTGGATACCGGGTAAGCCTGCGGGTACCGCTCGGCCATTCACTACATTGATGGTTATGGCTAATGGCCGTAAGCAAACATGGAAGAAGACGGATCCTATACCAAGGACACGTAGCCAGATTTATCCCCACACATTTGTCGCCAAGTCGAATTCCGGCTTGGAGCAATTGATTAAATATACGGCCATGTCTGCACTGAATAAACAAGGGTTAGCCCGTGAATATACCGGTGCAGTCATGGTCGATATTTGCTTCCAGTTTGCTTCCAATATGTCCGACACTAAGGCCATTAAAGAGCAAAAGTTAACTCGTGCCATTCCGATGATTAAAAAGCCCGATGTGGATAATAACGTTAAAATGGTAATGGATGCCATGAGCGGTATTGTTTACAAAGATGATAGCCAAGTTATCGGCGGCATGAAGATAAAAACATATGGCCCTGAGAGCGGTATTCGCGTGGCTGTATGGAAAGTAAAACCTGATAAGATGAACGGGTTTCTCAAAGAGTTATTCCCTGATGGCATAGCGCCAAGGGATATGAATGTAGGATTATTTAGAAAATAGGAACCAATATGTCCGGACCGCGACAAAAGCATACAGGAATTATCACAATTGAAGGGGATGGAATACCATTCTCGATGCCGAATAGCTATGATGCTGAAACTGCATTACTCGGTTGCCTTTTATATAAATCAGAGAGCGTATTTATCGCCATAAGAGACTTGGTAAAGCCCGAGGACTTCTATCATCCAGCCAACAGAGTTATTGCTCAAGCCGCATGGACAAGGTGCAATCGCGGGCAGTTGGTGGACGGTATTATGATCCACAAGCGGTTAGAGAATGACGAAGTGTTTGACGAGATGGATGCTGCGGATTATCTCGCAACGATAATTGAAGGCCGTCCTGATGAAGCCGGCGCTCCTGACTATGCAAAATTGGTAAGTGACTTTGCTGCTCGGCGTCTACTGATATTGCGCGGGGCTGATATGATTGTAGCCTCTGCTGACCCTGAAACCGATTTATCTGCTGAAGCCATGTATGAGGCCGATAAGAAATCACTTGAAGCCATGCGCTCTCAATTTAGTGCCTCTGCGTCCACAGTAACGCTCGGCGATGCGACTTTGGCAGAATTAGAGACCATAGGCCAACAATCCGCTATGGGCATTAGGACGGGCATTACAGAACTCGATCAAGTTACCGGCGGTATGCACCGTGGGGATTTCATTGTCCTTGGTGGCCGGCCTTCGATGGGCAAGACGGCCTTAGCTGGAACTATCATGCGGAATGTTGCACGACAGGACATAATAGTAGATGTTGATGGCAAGGAAGAAACCCGTAAAGGCCGTGTAGGGTTTTTCTCATTAGAGATGAAAGCTGCACAGATAGGCGTTCGTAGTATCGCGGCTTGGCTCCATGAAGAGGGGTTGGATCAAATAGAATATAGAGATATTTTAAACCACGACATAGATCCTTCACAACGAGATTATTTGATAAGCAAGTGGCCGAAATACAACGATACATACCGCTCTTTGCATATTGATGACACGTCTGGACTGTCTGGTGATGAAGTAATTGCCCGTGCCCGTTCTATGATGCAAAAGAATGGCAACATAGATTTGTTTGTGGTTGATTTTGCACAACGGCAGGGATGGGGCGGCGCAAAAAACATGCACGAGGCCATCAATGATTTTTGTTTATCTTATGCGGATTTTGCTAAAGAGGCCAATTGTGCATTCCTGTTACTAACTCAACTAAATAGAGCGGTGGATCAGAGAGAAAACCATAGACCAGAATTGAGTGACATGCGTGGCTCTGGTGGCTTGGAAGAGCAGGCAACGGCTGTCTGGTTTCTTTTGCGGGAAGAATACTATCTGGAACGCTCCGGTCGTCCCAAGGGCTTTGAAGCTGGTCAAGAGTGGGAAGCCGCATGTGATCAACACAGAAACCGTGCAGATATTATCATAGCCAAGAATAAGAACGGGCCAACAAAGACTGTTAACGTCCGGTCGGCTATTGGTTATGATAGGTTTTACAGTGATACGTTTGAAGATGAATATTAGGACTTGACTATAAACGCTTTATCGGCGTATAGAAAGGCCAGTGAAGGTTTGTGACATCCCCTCACTGGCAAACAACGCTAAAACAGGTAGCGAATATGAAATTATATACACAAAACAATCCATTCAATCAAGAGGCAATGCTATGAGTAAGTTTTTCTCATGGCGACAAGCCTTCATGGACGCTGATTTAAAGCCAATGACAAAACTGGTTTTGCATACGCTGGCTTGTCATATGACTGAAACGGGGCAATCTTGTTATCCCTCCCAAAGGCGAATAGCCGATTTATCTGGAATGGGTTTAAATACAGTCAACCGACATATAGCTATTGCTGAGAACTCAGGTTGGATTACAAAGTCAAAAATGGGGTTTGCAGGTAAAAAATGGAAGCTAAGTGTTTATGAAGCCGCATGGCCTTCAGGTGTTTCCTCTGACGAAAACTGTGTTTCCACAGCGGCATCTCAGGTGTTTCCACAGCGGCACACTAATACTTCAGTTAATACATCAAGTAATACATCAACAACGTGCGCGAAGGAAAACAAAGCTAAGTTTTTAGAATTATGGGAATACCTTAAGCAGGCTATCCCGCCTAGCGTCTTTACCAGATCATCAAAGAAAACCAGCCAAAAGAAATTCCTCGCGGCGATTAAAGAACACGGGGTTGATAAGGTTTCATCCGCAGTTAAGTGGTACTATCACTCAGTGGACGTTTCCCGAGAAAACCATAAATATGCTCCCGGACTTCAAACAATGCTCAATCAAGAGAAGTTTGAACACTTCCTCGACAAGCCTGAATTTAATGGCGGTTTTGCCAATAAAGACGAAGAACGCTGGAAAGCTATCGCGGGTTATGCAAACAAACATGGCGAAGTACATTCATCTGATCCAAGCCCGAAGCGCTGCCCATTTCAATACCGCCATTATTTTGGTAAGAAGTTTCACGAACAACATAATTGGAAAGAAAGTTAAAATGACAAAGAAAATTACAGAGCTAACCAAACAGCAGATTTCCGAGTTTCCGGCATACGTGAAGGAGTGGACTGATTACGGGTTATCAACAGAGCCGACAGATAAACCCCGCGCTACTAAGGCTATCAATTTGATGTATAAATCAGCGGGGTTATCTGCGCCCACAATTATTTTCACTGGGAGCCCGTTATCCAATCCCCTCGCCAAGTTGTTAGTGGAAAAATTACAGAAGGCCAGTGTTAGGGCCAGTGTTAGGGCCAGTGTTAGGGCCAGTGTTAGGGCCAGTGTTAGGGCC